GTAAAAATAAACAACGCCTAATTAGATATACTCCTAAAGAATGGAAAAAAACAATGCATAGCTACTATGATGTTGATGAAGTTAACTTTAGGTTAGAAAATAACTTGCCACTTGGCGATTACATTGATACATTGAATAGTAAATATAGAAGGAGAAAAAATGACGAAGAAGTGTAAGGATTGTGGTAGAGAACATCCATTAGAGAGTTACCACTATTCAGACAAGAAAAATGGTATTAGAAAATCATATTGTAAAGATTGTAGTTATGTAAGGGCACAAGAATTTATTGCTAAGGACCCTATAGCACATCAATACTATATGAAAAGGTATATTAAGGAAAATCCTGAACGCTACCCTGGTAATCATAAATCTAAAAAAGTACCACCTGTTGCTGGAGTGTATGTAATTGAATGTCTCTTAACAGATGATAAGTACGTTGGTTGTAGTAGTAACTTGCGTAATAGACGTTATAAACATAGTAGAAACGTAGGTGTTAGCAAGCAAAAACCATTATCTAAGTTAATTAAGGAGTATGGTTGGGAAGCATTCAGCTTTGAAGTGATAGAGACGTGTGATAAGGAAATGATATTCGAACGTGAAACACATTGGATTCAAGAGTTAAAACCTAATCTAAATAAGAATAAAAAATGAAAATATTTGAAACAATGCACGAAAAAAAACCCTATTGGTTAGTATTTGATGATAATAACGAGGTAGTAGGGAAATATGAAAGTGTAGAGGAAGCAAAAGAATATATAAATCAAAATAAATAATATGGAAATCGTAGAAGGAAGCTTTAGCGAAGTAGGACAACCAGAACAACCTGTAGTATATCCTGTTGACGCAACAAAATGTAAATCACTAAAAGAAATGGGTGTTCTGTTTAATGCATTAGGAATTGCAATGACAAAGGAATACGCTGAACAGATGGGATTACAACATATCCTAAAGGTAGAGGAGTAATGGATAAAATGGAGAATGTTACCACAAATCAATTGTGGAAGGTAATAAATGAAAACACCCAGCTAAAACAAGAAAACTATATGTTGAAGGCTAAACTCCAACAAATAGAGAAACTTGTTAACAATTACGATATATACGAGTAGGGATATCTATTGTATGTAAATATATAATACCCTAGTAATATGGCTGGAGAAAAACTAAATCACGTAGAAGTACAAAAGAGAGTAGACAAATGTATGCAATTACGTTACTACTCTGAAGGTAACCCTATCCTACAAAAACAATGGATTCAATATTGTCACGAGAATTATGGTGACAAATCAGAACAAACATACCACAAATATTGGGCTGACGCTAGAGACAAATACGAAGAGAATTGGAGGGCTAAATTACAGAAAATGTTAGACCCAGCAATGAACGAGTTATTCTCTTTATTAGCCGATGATGATGCTAAAGTAAGACAACGTGCTGTAGACCAAATTGTTAAGTATACAGGTAACGATATTGAAAAGATAGAAGCTAAAATAGATGGTAGTATCACACTAAATTGGGGAGATAGTATTGAAGGTAATGACCCAGGTGATGAACAACAATGAACATAACCTTATTTAACCCACATAAAGGGCAAAGAGACATTATAAATGGTTTTGCCGATAGTGAACACAAATTTGGCGTCGTGGCAACAGGACGCCAATTTGGTAAATCGCTATTAGCACAAAACCTATTATTGTATTGGTTATTAAAGAATCCTAAAAGTAAAGGTGCTTGGATATCCCCTATCTACAATCAAAGTAAAAAGGTATTCCAAGAATTAAGTGACGCAGCTAACAAGCTAATCAAGCATAGTAATAAGGCAGACCTAACTATGACGTTTATAAATGGGTCTACATTACAATTCTTATCAGCTGAACGTTATGATAGTATACGTGGTTTTAGTTTTAGTCATATGGTTGTGGATGAAGCAGCATTCATCAAAGAAATAGCAATGCAAGAAGCTATATTTCCAACCTTATCAGCATTAGGTAAAAAATGCTTAATCATATCTACACCCAAATCAAAGAATTGGTTTTATAACGCGTTTCTAAAGGGTAGCAACGGAGGTAGTGACTATATTTCGTTCCGCGGTATATCCACGGATAACCCACATATTTCCCAAACATTTATAGATGAACAACGTAAATCATTACCTACAGAAATATTCAAGCAAGAATACTTAGCTGAATTTAGTGAATCAGGTAATGACGTATTTAAAGGTGTAGATGCAATTTCGATATTAAATGGATGGACTATCCCCCAATCAGGAAAACGATATTACGCGGGCGTTGACTTTGGCTTGCAACACGATTATTCTGTACTCTCCATTATGGATGAATCTGGGCGAGTATCAAGAATTGAACGCATCAATGGAACCACTTATCAAGAGGTTGTTAGCAAATTTACCAGCATCTTACGACCCTATAAAATCGCAGGAGGTTACGCAGAGATTAACGGAGTTGGGCTACCCGTATTTGAAAGCCTCCGTAAGGAGGAGAGGCGTTTAAAGGATTGGACTACCAATAATCAAAATAAAGCAGATGGTATAAGAAACTTGATTTACGACATTCAAGAGGGAACATTGGAACTACCGTCAAAGGATTTCTTCCCGCATTTATACAACGAACTTTCCGCGTATTCCTACAAAATATCACCTACGGGTACAATGACGTTTAACGCACCAAGTGGATTTTATGACGATTGTGTTATGTCACTTATGTTATGTAATGAAGCAAGACGTAATGTAGGTAGTGGAAGTAAAATATACATTGGCAACATCAGGTAAATACCTATAAATGATAGGGGAAGGTAAGTTCCATATGCTGTCATTGTTTTTTTCTCTCTTAGGTTATCCCCTATCAAGCCCTAGCGTTCTGCTGGGGCTTTTTTTTAAAGTAAATTTGACATTCTGCGACTTTGATGGTATATTATAGTATGTATAACACGACAACAAAACTATAATTATGGAACTTAGTAAAAAAATTGAAATTTATGAATGGGCAAGCAGACAAATGTTTTCCATTCTACACCCTAATAAAGGGTTTACTCCTAATCCTTTTGGACAATATGGTATTGATAGTGCTGTGTATATGGGCGGTAAATTATTTTCTGTAGAGGAATGGAAATTCAATAATGATTCTTACCAGCGATTAGATGCTATGGATAAGGATTATCTTATTGAAAAGAAAAAATACGATGAATTGATAATGCGTTCTCGTACAATCAATACTAAACGTAAATCACCTGTATTTGCTGTCTATAGACGTTTTTTTAGCGATGCTGAATTAGTTTTACCTGTTAACCTGATTACAACAGATTTATCAAAATACTACAAGAGTGAAGTATGTGAAATTAACCAATTTACTTCTAAAAAAGAACATCAAAAGGGATATTACATACCTCTATACGCTGTAGATGATAATGGTGACCAAATGTGGATTGTTAACAAATACAATTCATTCCAGAAAAAAATGTATCAAATGGTATTGGAAGAAAGAAATAAAAGACTTGAAGAATAACGTGCCCTCGTGTTTTTTTGTTGTTATGTTTAAAATGTAGTTTTGTTATGGTTATGTTAGAGAGGTGGGTTTGGTCGTGCGTTCCCACCTCTCCCTTTATTGGGGAGATACCTGCAATATAAATATCTATACACATATGGAAATAAAATTAAATATACCAGATTACCTATCCATTAAACAATGGAAAGAATTTACTTCAATGGAACACCTAAGTGATTCAGAGAAGATGATTAAACTAATTACTTTACTATCTGATAAAGAAGAAACAGAAGTAAAGAGTTGGACACCTATGGCACTAAAACAAGTGTATGCTAATGTGTTAGAAGCCATAAGTGATATTGATGCTTCATTCTATCCTATATTTGAATTGGATGGTGTAAGATACGGGTTTTCAAGCATTTCAAAGTTAACATTGGGCGAGTATGTGGACTTAGAGAGGCTGGCTAAAAAACCGCAGGAAAACATTGAAGAAATAATGGCTATCCTATATCGTCCTATCGTAAAAGATAGATTTAAGGGATTAAAATGGGCATTTAAGAATGCTTATAAGGTAGGTATTGGTGATGCAGAAAATTTGTTTAAGTACTACGAATTAGAAAAATACGATAGTAGTACAAGATTAGACAATGCAAATAAACTAAGTGTACTACCAGCATCTATGGCATTAGGTGCGTTGACTTTTTTTTTAACTCTCGCAAACACCTCCTTAGTAGGTTCGAGTCTCTCTTCCCTAAGTCCAAGTCAACAGATGATAGCGATGAAGGAGATGACCAAACAGATGGCTTCTATGAACATTGGGGCTGGTTTGCAACAATTCATCACCTCGCAAGTACTCCCATCCTTCAAGTCACCAATAACGACAGCATCCCTGAATTAAACTTTGTATTCGTATTGAATTGGTTAGCATTTGAACAAGATAAAGCAAATAGAGATGAACAACGAAGAAAACAAGCTGAACGACAATACAAAATCAAGTAAGCGTAAACGTATTAAACCACAACCTATTGCAGCTGTAAAGCCATCAATAGCAGATAAGATAAAACAATTAGATAAACAAGGATTTGACCACAATAGAATTGCAGCGATGTTAATGTGTCAAAAATCACTAGTTAAAGACGTATTGAAATGAACACCGTAGTACACACATATTCACAAATAGTAGGGTTTTTTGAAGAGGCCTGTGATAAACACGTAGCAATCAAATCGTTTGCTGAAGGTGCTATTGATTATTTAGATGCTAATTCCCAGAATATTAAATATCCATTTGTATTCCTAAGACCATTAGCTTCTCCAGGTATCAATGCTAATACTAGAAGTCTAACATTTGAACTATATGCTTTAGATGTTCCTAAGTTAAGTGACCAATCACCATTACAGGTAAAATCAAATACAGAACTCTACATCTATGATGTGTTATCTTACTTAAACTATGGTCCTGTAAACAATACTAATTGGATGACTATTACAATGTCTAATATGACACCTGTAAATGAAGCATTCAACGATAGAGTATATGGTTGGGTAGCACAAGTACAATTATCAGAATCAGGATTATTTAATTATTGCTTTTACCCTGAATTATAATGGAACCTCTAAAATACCCTAACTTACAACTCGAAATGTCCGACATCGGTACTCTAGTAGTAGAGGAGATGGTTGAACGTTTATTTGATAATAATAGTGTTGTAACGGGTAACTTAGCTAGGTCAATTAAACCATTAGCAACTACATTTAATGAAACAGGGCAAGTAGTAGAACAAGATATTCAATTACCATTATATGGTATCTATGTAGATAATGGTGCTGAACGTAAAAGAGGTGGTATGCCACCTGTTAAAGCAATCATTGATTGGATTAAACAAAAAAGAATAAGTGTTCCTGCTGCTATGACGCCTGTACAATTTGCTTGGGCTATAGCTAAGAATATTGAAAAGAAAGGACAACGATTTAAGAAACCAAAACCGTTTATTCAAGTATCATTAAATGATGTGGTACAAAGAAACCTAGGAAATATTGGTGAAGCGGTTGCCCTTGATATTGACGAAAATATACAAACTAATTACGGAGAAATAGGATAAAATGGCTATTACAATTTCACAAGAACCTACATCACCAAATATGGCAAACAACAATTTGCTGTATACGTTAGATTCTACTAAAAAAACAGAACCACAATTCCAATACGTGTGTGACATTTATGCTAGTGGTTCAACATATAGTGCTACATCAGCTAACTATTTACAAAGAGTAAAGCAACAACCTAATCCAGATGGGTATGGTATTTTTGATATTGGACAACTTATTATTCAATATTTAGGTGACGACCAACCTTGGAAGGCAGCACCATTTAATACTTCATCATTTACACAAGGTGATTTTGTTGTTAGATTTGGTGAACAATATGGTGTTTCATTCTCGTCATCTATCTCTACCTACAATGGTATTGATACTACACCTTCACAAAACCCAGCTAAAACAGGTAGTGCATTCTATTCTTACACAAATGGTCTAGTTGACCCTTACAATGCTGTAAATTGGAATTTTGCTTCTTCATCTTACTATTCAGGTTCAACAACACCAACAGGTGGTTCAGGCAATTTTACGCGTTCTTCAACGCTTAGTAACGCGTCAACTACCCAAAGCATAGCAGACGGCGATTACGAGACTATCTCGCTGTATAACGGTAATTTTGATTTATCAAGTACTAATGCACAAGACGTTTATTACGTACAAGTTAGAGTATATAATGCAGCAGGTAGTAACATTCAAAATATTGGTTTCTTTAATACTACAGCAAATGATGGAGGACCTAGAACATCAGAAGCACAAGAATGGAGTGCTGTATATACTTCACAAAGTGATGCTACTAGATTACTACACATTGGAGTAGGTCCACAAAACTTAGCTGATTCAGGAAACACATTAAATACAGCTTGGTCGTACTATATTGTAGATGTAATGTCACAAGAAGGTGCTGGTATTGAAGATAGTACAGCATTATGGTCATCAACTAGATTTAATAAGGCAGAAGGTGATTGTGTTTACAACGGTGTTAGATTTGCTTGGAAAAATGAATATGGTACTTACGATTACTATACATTTACTCTCCAGAGTGATTCAGCTACATCAATAGAAAGAAATTCATATAAGAAAACATTTGTAGATTTCTCTAACGGAACTACAAGCGTACCTTATAATAAGCAACGTAGGGGGCAAACCCAATATTATAATGCGTTAAATAACGTTAAAACCGCGAATTCTAATTGGTTAACCGATGATGAAGCAACGTGGTTAAAGGAATTATTCTTTAGTCCTAATGTGTATATACAAAATGGAACAGATTTCGAACCTGTAGTTATTACAACAGCAGATGTAGTAGAAAAAACAAATCCACGTACACAAAAGAATTTCCAATACTTAATTAGTTTCCAACCTGCTAATCAACCAAGACCAAGACAATAATATGGCAACTATATTACGTGCACAATTATCTGGTTCTACTTACGATTTAGACGTATTTGATGACGTTGAATTTCGTTTAGACATATCTGCCATTGAAAGTGGAGAGATAGGTGAAGTATTCGGTGTATCCTCGCAGAATCTCGAACTACCACCTACACAGAACAATAATGATTTCTTTGGTAATTTATATGATTTAGGTACTACACCAGCTGTTACTTTTATTAAGACTACTCCTTGTCAAGTATTACAGGATGGTCAAGAGGTATTTAGTGGTATTATTTACTTAGATAGTGTAGTTACAGATAATCAAGGTGATATAGTTTACAATGCTGTAGTAGCAAATGAAACGGTTGATTTTAAATACCTAATTCAGGACTTAACATTTGGTGATTTAGATTTTTCATCATACGAACACGATTACAATATTACTAATATCACTTCATCTTGGAGTGAAAATTTATTTAGTGGAGATATTGTTTACCCATTAGCTGAATATGGTGCAGATGAAAATGATGTTACAAGTGCTTCATTACTAAAAAATGGAGGTCAACCTAACACATTTACTAATGGTAGTTCTCCATTATTAACTATTGATTTTAAACCTGCTATTAGGGTAAAAGCTATTTTAGATACTATATTTGATGCTTTACCTTACACATATACTTCTTCACTTATTGAAAGTGATTATTTTAGTAGTATATACACTCTAATTACTAGAGATGAAACACGTGGAGGTGCATTTACAGACCCTGTAGAACAGAATTTTAAAGCATACCACAATACAACACAAACTATCTCTAATGGTGGTTTTAATGTATTAGTAGAATTTAATAGTGAAGTATACGATAACGCAGGTAATTGGAATCCTACAAGTGATGAATTTAGGGCTAGTGCAGATGGTACTTATTGTTTTTCTACAGCATTAAATGTAGAGACAACTTCTACACCTACATTCTTAAATGCACCACGTAGTATAGAATTAGAATTATTTGTTAATGGTGCTTCAGCAGGTATTCCTGTAGCATACTTTAGTTTAAAGGGTAAAACATCAGATACAATCCAAGCAAATTGGACTAGTGTTACTTTAAATGCAAGTGATGCTGTTACACTTAGAATGTCTTATTTAGACGATGATGGTGGTGTATCTGGAATTAGGGTATTATCAGGTGTAAATAACAACTTTATTCAATGTTATTGTTCACCACAAGCACAAGTAGGTGGTACGGTTGATATGGGTTTATTATTTAACCCAGAAGATAAGGTAATTGATTTTATAAATGGTATTATCCAAAAGTTCAATTTAGTTATCGAACCTATCCCTGGAGATAGAAATGTACTAGCAATAGAGACATTTAATGATTGGGTAGATGCTGGTACTATTGTTGATTGGACAGATAAGGTTGATTATAATGAAAAATGGGAAATTAAACACCCATTACAAGACCAACCTAGATTACTTAAGTTTAGTGATGTTGAAGATGAAGATTCTATCAACACATACCATACATCAACCACAGGAAAAATATACGGTGAATTCTTATACGACCCATCAGAAAGTGATTTAGCAGATGGTGAAAAAACAATAGGTACATTCTTTGCACCTACACCAATGAAATACATTCCAGGTACTACAGATTTTATTGTACCACAGATTTATAAGAATGATAATGGTAGTAAGGCAAGATTAGCATTTAAACCTCGTTTATTCCACTATTTAGGTCTTTACTCTGGTAGTCAATTAACAGGTGTTGATGAAAATGGTGCTTTATCTGGAGGTGAATTCTATATGTCAAATACTATTGGTGCTACCGTAGTATCTTCATCGGTATATCCTGTATTCCACCATAATGATGCTTTACCTTCAGACCAACCAACAACTAAGGATTTACATTTCGGTAACGTATTATCTCCTGGTCATTGGTCATATCATCAGGCTTATGTAAATGCTAAAGCTAAAAAAACATCATACTACGAGTATTGGTCATTCTATGTAAATGAATTATACGATTTAGATTCTAGAAAAGTAACATTAAATGTTTACTTAAAACCTAGTGAAATTGAAGGTATTAGATTAAATGATAAAATCCATATTGATGGACATTACTATAGAATAGATAAAATATCAGGTGCTAATATTACTCGTCCAGATAGTGTATCTGCTACTTTAATTAAAACATCTCCTCGTAAACTAAGGTTCCCACGTAGAAGAATATTTGTAGATGATTTTGATACTCCGGTTGATGTAACAATTGATGATGCTTCAATCAATGGAACAGGTAGAGTAGAGTATGTTGACTATGAAACAGGTGCTACGGTTACAGACCCAGAAGTAATTTCACAAGCAGCTGGTAGAGATGATTTAGGATACTTTAGTGGTTCTACAGCATCAGATTGGGTTGCACCACAACGTCCACCTAGAGAAGATGTATTTAATGTAGGTCAAAATGCTATCAATGATAGGGCAAACAATATATTTGCAATAGGTAATGGTAATATTATCCAAGGTGGAAGTTCAAATTCAACTATTATAGGTGATAGTAATATAATCCAAGAAGGTGGAAATAAAATTACTTTATTTGGTAACAATATTGACATTTCAGGTTCTGTAGCATCAGCATTTGTAATATGGCAACAAACAGGTTCACTTAATGTAGAAAATGTAGAAAATATTGTTGCTTTAAATCCTGTAATTCCAATCACAGAATACAATAATAATAAAGTAGTTGTTGGTAATATATTAAATCAAGGTGCCCAATACGAAACATATAATGTGGTAGAAGCAAGTGCTGGATTCGTCTATTATCTAACAGGAAGTGCTGTTCAGGATAGATTCCATTATCATTTTACTTGGAGTGGAAGTAATGGTACAGCTACGGTGTATATAAACGATGCTACAGACCCCCAATACGATGGACAAATGCAGAGATTTACTACAGATGCTACATTAGATGCTTCTAAAGTAATTAACATAACTCCTGTTGGGGGAACGATTGATGGTAGTGCTGAAGAACCATTAAATAAACCATATGATGGTATGACAGCAGAGGTGATTAACGGTGATTGGTTGGTTGTTCAACGTAAAGGATAATATAAAGTAAAATGGCAGAAGTAATTGTAAATGTAAAAGCGAATAC